GAGCATAGAGTCTACCCTACCAGAGATGATTGGACTAAGTTACAAGAAGTAATGAATCTTCCTGAGTATGATGAACTGGTCTACACATTTAATTTACAGCGAGGTCTGACAGATGTGTGGGATGACATCAACTTCTATGACCGCAAAGTTGAGAAGTTCCATAGCACACAGAAACCTATTCCGTTAATGGAAAGGTTAGTGCTTACTTCATCCAAACCAGGGCAAACAGTTCTTGACATTTTTGGTGGATCAGGTTCTACTGGTGTTGCTTGCAAAATGCACGGAAGAAAGTTCGTTGGTTGTGAAGTTGATGAGACATACTATCAGAAGTCACTGCAAAGAATTGAAAGCACAGAAAAACAGTCAACTCCTATTGATTTCTTCTGAATTAAAGTTAGGATCGTCCAAACTGTCCCAATAGTATGAGCAAGCAACCAATGCAGAACAAGCACCTAGAGCATCCTGAAGATGAGATCCTGACGGGCAATCTGTCAGTTCTGGATTGGTTCTCTGAGGTAGATTCTACCATCAGCATCAAGATGGATGGTGCGCCTGCTATCGTTTGGGGAACTAATCCTCAGAATGGTAAGTTCTTTGTTTGCACGAAAGCAGCATTTAACAAGAAAAAGATTCGCCTTTGCTATAACGAGGATGACATCTTCACTCATTTCGGTGGACAACCTCGTGTAACTCAAATCCTCATTTTCTGCCTGGATTTTCTGCCTCGCACTAAGCAAGTGCTGCAAGGTGATTGGATTGGTTTTGGTAGTGGGTTGGATACATTTACTCCCAATACAATTACCTACAAGTTCCCTGCACCAGTTCGTCAGGACATTATCATTGCTCCGCATACAATCTACAGCGGTTCTGATGACATCCGTGAGATGATTGCTGCTCCTCTGCAATCCAAACTCATTAGCACTAAGCATTGCCTGTTTGTGCAACCTGAAGTGGAACTGAACCCTTATCGTGAAGATTTGGAGGATGTGTGTAAGTTTGCCAAGCAAATGAGCACTCTGTGTGAGTTTGTGACGCCGAACAAAGCAACACAAATCAAAAAAGAGATTAACGCTTGCATCAGGGAGCAAATCCCCGTGAATGAAAATGAAATTGCAGAAAAATGCGATTGTGACATCAACCTGATTCGTTTGTGGAAACTCGTTGCATCTATCAAGGAAGATTTGTTCCTGTTCATTCACGAGAAGGATGAGATTGAGTGTTACATTCACGATGTGCAATCCTTCCACGAAGGTTATTGTATCACCAACAAACACGGCATTTATAAAGTCGTTGATCGTGAAGTATTCTCTCATGCCAACTTCACCATCGCTAAGAATTGGGGTTGAATTAAAGTTAGGATCGTCCAAAGTGTTCTAGTAGTATGACAACCACAACTTTCGCAGAATACGCTGCACAAGCAGAAGCAAAACAAAACATTGCTAATGCTGTTCTAGCACATACTTACGCATTGTGTGAAGCATTGCGTCAAAACTACATCGACTATTCTATTCGTAGTCATCAACTTCGCACTTCTGATGTAGAGTATCATGATGCACAGATTGCTAAACTTAAGCAAGGAACTTGTGATTATGATTTCTACCCCGAGACTGGTAGAAAGTATCATAAAGTTATTCTGAACGCTGCTGGATCTCGTTCGGTTCATTGTTTCATTGACAAGCAAACTGGTGAGGTTTATAAGTCTGCCAGTTGGAAGTCTCCTGCCAAAGGTGTACGTTATGACCTGCGAATCATAGAGCAACGTGAATGGTTGCTTGAACATGCAGATTGGGCAGGTGCCTATCTTTACCAGCGTTGATGTATCTTCAAACCCAAATCTTTTCCTTAATGGCTGACTACCAACAAGAAATTAAAGACCTAACAGTAACACGTTCCCTGCGTCTGCTGCGTGATGGTTTCAAGAGTGATTTTGCGACCTTTGCTTATGCTGATGAGAGAATGAACACTCTTTTGCAACAACTAGCAGCAGAGTTTGTTGATGCCAACATTCCGATTGTTGATGAGGATGTTGAGGTTGACTTGGCACTGATGCTGATGGAATCTGTTGACATTATTGCACGATGACTTACTCCAACCTCTCAAAGATTCGTCCTAAATTGAGGACACAAGGCAACATCACTGGTAACTTTGGACGTGCTAAATCTAAGGCAGGTTCTCCACTCAATGACATTGGTGGTGATGGTAACATAGGAGCAACACAAGATGAATACCTAAACCGTCTTTATTATGCTTTTGATAACACTACCGAACCTAAACTTCGTCAGTTCATTTATCAGGAAATCCGTAAAATCCACATCCAAAGAGGCACCTGGTAATGCAAATCCTCTTGAATTAAAGTTAGGATCGTCCAAAGTGTCCTAGTAGTATGAGCAACACTAACATCGTTTCCGAAATCTACTCCTACCACACGAATTGGAAGGAAGGTAAAGTCAACCAGATGTGGATTGAGCAGTCTGGTGATGAATACAAAGGTTATTCCTATGTCGCTGTTGCACACAATCCCCGCAATGGTAAGACGATGGAAATGTCCAACCCTCGCACATCTTACCAGGAAACTCTAAACTGGGTTCGTGGTTGGTGTGGAACTTTCTGTGTTCTTCCTGCCTGATTGATTATGACTATCCTAGCAACTGACATTCTCCTGCTACTCAACAAAGTACAGCAACTTGGTGCCACTTATAACATCAATCAGAATGATGATGGGTTTATTGTAGAAATCCGTTATAACTGGTGGGATGATAATGAATGGTATTCCAATAAACTTTTCATCACAAATGAGAGTGAATCTACTTGGCAAGAAGGTGATTATGAGTTTAGCAACATGATGACTATTCTTGATGAGAAACTAGAAGAGCAAAGGCAAAAAGAAGAAAAGGCACAAAAGCGTAAAGAACTCATCAATTCTCTCACACCTGAACAGCGCGAACTTCTAGGAGTTTAAGTAATGAAAAACTATCGCGTTCGAGTTGAAACCTATGATGGATGTGTGACCATTTGGTATGAGAAATCCAAGGCAAAGACTGCGGACAAACTTATACTCAATCGCGTCTACAATCAACTCTGTGGTCTAAACATCAAAGAAATCTCTGTTAATCCTTCTGTATGAAATACGTTGTTGAACTCTACATTGGTGGCAAAGTCTTCAAGGAAGAAGTGTATGCTACCAACCCAAAAGATGCGCGTGAAACTGCCATTGCTCGCAATCCTACCGCAAAAGTTGTTGGTGTCAACGTAAGTTTCAAGTAATTAAAGTTAGGATCGTCGAAAGTGTCCTAGTAGTATGAGCAAAACATTCACCGTCCGTTTCGTATCCGATGCCCTGGATTCTCCAGAATACATTGGACCTTTCTACTCTGAAGATGAGGCACAAGATTATGCTGATGATCGCAACAGTTCTTTAGCATTATCTGGTATTCCTTCCTCTGTTGCTTGTTACTCTGTTGTTGACTGATTATGAGAACTCTTACACTCCAAGTCACCGAAGTTACATTTGATTTTGATGACGAAGATTTCACCGTAGAAGAACAACAATCGGTCATCAATTCTGTTGTTGGTAATGTCTTTGAGGTTGAAGTTGATGATGACGATGATGATGAAGCAATCGCAGATGTGTTAGTTGAAGAGGTGACAGATTACACTGGTTGGTGTGTTTTTTCCCTTGATTTTGTCCACGTTCTGAATACTCATTGAAATGAGAATTGCTCTTTTGATTGCTACTCTTGCACTCGGTCTTAAAGTAGGTTTAGCAGCACATGCTACCGTGAATGTGTATCAAGAACAGCAAGCAGAAAAGTTCTGCCAAATTGACCCTAACTATTGCAACGCAAAATGACTCTTTCCTCTGACCAACTTTCCAAACTTGTTCAACTTTATGCTGAGCGAGTTGTTGATAGCATGGATGTGCGCGATTTGTGTGCATTTGCCATTGATACAATTTGTGACAACATGCACGACTATAATGAGTCTGAATTGATGGAAGAATTGTCACACTATTATGAAGAAGATGAACTCAACGAACTGGTTGAATCTGTAAAGGATTAAAGTTAGGATCGTCCAAAGTGTTCTAGTAGTATCAGCACCGAACCACAATGAGCAAACTAACAACGAATGAGGTTTATGGCAAACTGAAAGTAACTGATTTCAGTGTATTTGAGAAACCTGGAAAGAACAAAGGTGCTCGTGGGCAACTGTTAGAAATTGCCCTTGGAGTTCCTAACTCTTCTGACCTGCAAGATCTGGAAGATGGAGAGATTAAGACTTTCACGATTGGTGAAAGCATTGCAGCAACACAGTTGAAGCATTGTTTGTCTGAAATCATCGAAGATTCTGTATCTTTTGAGAATAGCAAAGTCGGGCAGAAACTGAAGCAAACTCTTTATGTTGGTTTCACCCGTAGCAATGATTATGTCGGTTGTGCTGTACTGAATGAAGAAACTGATCCTCAGCACTATAACGAATTGCGTGAGGATTATGAGTTCATTTGTAACAGCATCCGCACACTTTTCAATGCTGGCAAAGAACTTTCTACCATCACTGGACCTCACGGATTGCTGCAGATTCGCACCAAAGCATCTAAAACCAACGGTCGCTATGTACCTCTGACCTTTGCAGGTGTGACCCTGAAGGATAAAGGAATGGCATTTTATTTGTGTGGACAATTCGGACGCAATCTGTTCTGAATTAAAGTTAGGATCGTCTAAAGTGTCCTAGTAGTATGAGCATCACACTTGACCTTGAAATGGCATCCGAACTAATCGGATTTATGAATGACTTTCCTGTTGCAGATTTGAATGATTGTGTAGACTTCATCTGTGACAAGTTTGACATCTCTGCATCTGATGAGTTGATTGATGCTATCGCTGACTTTTTCTTTGCTAACTGATAACAAATGACACACTACAATCCTTATGTTCAAAACCTGATTGAGATGGGTTATGATGAGCAAGACTGCCGTAATGTTGCTGCAGTTGGTGAAACAAACGTAACCTATCCGCGTACCATTCACTGCCGCACATTTGCAACTGAAAGTGAATACAAGGAAGCACTTGCTGATTTCATCAATGGAATGTAATGAGTCGCAAAACTTTAACATTCAAGTCACCTTGTAAAGTGAAGACAATTCTTCTCATTTTCATTGTTGCGTTTATACTTTCACCAGGAGTTCGTAACACTACCTCAAGCACATTGCACACTGTAGCAGACATTATTTCAACCAATGATTGAAACTCAATTCTTTATTCTTGATGCTGAACAATTCCAAGAATACACACAATTAGCAGATGAGGTTGGTGTTACATTAGACTATTATTTGTCTGAGTTTTGTGATGTCGAAGGACCAACCATTACTAGCAATTAAAGTTAGGATCGTCGAAAGTGTCCTAGTAGTATGAGCAACACTTCAATCAACTACAATCTCATCAAGCAACAACTTGGCACTGTTGTGATTGATAGCAACTGGAAAGAATACGTCGTTTCTGATTATAAGATTGGATGCGATGCTTACCAACTCTGGAACAAAGAAGAGCAGCAGTATTATTATACTGACTACAATGCCTTCAATGCACTTTTCACTCAAATCTCTGGTTGATTTCTAACACAAACACAATGACTCAAACTGACATCAACAATGCAATCAATGCTGCATTTGATAATCTTTTCTCACTGAATGAGCAGTTGTTTGATTATTGGTATTGGGAACTTCACAAGACTAATGATTACCCAATCTCTGAGCGTTGGAATGAACAAACACTGTATCAGATGGAGAAGGATGTGATGATGAACTCCTGAGGCAATTAAAGTTAGGATCGCCCAAAGTGTCCTAGTAGTATAAGCACAACCACAAAACCACAATGCGAGTCATCGAAAAGCAAATGAATGATGCAATCTCTCAAGAGATTGATTGGAAGAAAGATAACACTGAAGTTATCAACATTGAAGGTGTATCTTTTGTCTATCTGTATAACAATCTGATTGCAATGGTTGCTGATACTTGGTTGGAATTGTTTGATGGTGGGTATAAGTCAAACACCACCAAGTCTCGCCTTAATGCTATTCTCCAAGCACATGGAAATGGAGAGTACATTTTCCAGAAAAACTTTGAGTGGATTGTTTATACCAATCAAACCAATGTTCCTTTCAACAATGGTATCAAA